TCTTCATTTAAATCAAAAATGGCTTTTTCAAGATCATTAATGATTGGTCTAGCTTCATCTTGTAGTGTTTGGAATCCAACTGCCCTAGTGTCCTCAAGTTTTGCAAATTCTTTGTTGATTCTCATGATACCGTCTAACAAAGTGTCTACAGGATCAAGTGGTGCTTTGAATTTGTCAGCTAGGAAGTCTAATGCTCCGGATAATTCTGCTACAGCGGCAACCACACCTAATATTATACCCAAGAAACCTGCCTTGCCCATGGCTCTACCAGCGGCAATGGCGGCTATACCAGTTGCTCTAATTGCCGCGGCCAGTCTTATAAATCCTGTTGTGGCTTTGGCAACCAATACACCTATACCTAATGCTTTGAGAATGGCAAAGTTGTCTGCTAGGAATCCAACTGCTTTGGCTGTGCCAGTTATGGCACTACCTAATGCTTCACCAATTGATACAAATAATTTTTCATTTGTTTCTAGTGCTTCGGTTAAACTTTTTGTTACATCTTTGAGTGCTGGTGATAGACCTCCACCAATTTGATCTTGTGCTGTTCTGAAAGCAATACCTAGGTTTGAGAACTGTACATTTAGATTGCCTAGTAAGTTTTCTGTGGCACCACCAAATTCTTTTCTGATACCTCTTGCAAATGCTTCAGTTAGTTTTCTGGCACCTTCTGCTGATTTACCAAATTCTGATATGTCTTCTCTGGCTAACCCAAGTTCTTGTTTTAATATTCTTAATACAGGAACACCTCTGTCTCCTAGTCTTTCAATCTCTTCCAGTCCTAGACCACCGCCAACTGTTCTGGCAAACAAGTCTGTGACTGCCTCCAAAGATCCAATTTGGTCTGTGGTTATGGCCGCTGTGTCTGTGAATAGAGTTAATAATTCTTCTGAGGGTTCAATACCAGAAGCTTTTAATTTGATAAAAGCAGTTGAAAGATCTTCAACTGAAAATTGTGTTCTTGTAGCAAATTTGGTAATGAAGTCAAATGCCTTACCACCTGCTTCAGCTGACCCTGTCACTGATGTCAGTGATGTTCTGAGGTCTTCAAATCTGGCTCTGGTTGCAATTACACCACGAGCAAATCCACCGGTTGCCAAAGCCGCACCAATGCCAACCAAAGTTTTTTGTAATGAACTAAAACTGTTGCCTAGGCTTTTAGAAGATTGTTCAACTCCTTTTAAGTTGTTTCTTACACCTCTAAAGGCGGCGGAGGTTTTATCTACCCCTTCTAGTATTATTTGTTCTTTGACGGCCATCTTGTTTCTTTTGCTCCTTGTGTTTCAATTTTAAGTAAGCAAACCACCCCATGAACTCTATATGGGACATTTCCAATACTGACGAAAGCGGAACTTTCAAATAATCAGCAAGTGAGAACATGTTGTACATGTCTCTGTCCCTTACAAGTTTTTTTCGATAGCCTCCATTGACATATCTGAAGCATTGTTCAGTGTAGTTGCCAATGCTACCAACACTTTAGGGTCTGCTTCGTTCAACAATGTCACTCTGTCTGCTTCTCTGAAAAGTCTTTGACCATTTTGATCAAATGATTTCAGCACAATGCTTTCTACCAGAGCTTCTGCTGTCTTACCTTGTTGTGTGAGAGCCATAATTTTGCTCTCTGTTCTCATCGATGAAATAGTTTTATAGTATATGTCCGTATTCCATTCTTTGATGTGTGTTTTTAAAAGTTCTCCGCCAATCTGTTCAGCAAAATGCTGTTTGGCTTTGTCCAGTACCGATTGAGTCATCGTGATATTCTCCTCTGTTTGTTTATAATACCAGTCACTCTCCTGACTGTTGGTTTAGTAATGCCTTTGGGTGCTTGTTTAGAACGACCTCTTTCTAGTTGTTCTATGTAGGGCACCGAATTTTGAACAAAAAATCCTGAATCATTGGACCTTTCAGTCCAGCCTCTTCTGGCTCTTCCTGTTCTTATAGGTGTTTCTTCTCGTGCTATGGATACTGTTCGTTGAGATATTTTTTTCAACAGCTCATCAAACTGATTTTCCAATTGTCTGAGATCCAGCTTGCCAGCCAGTCTTGCTTTTAGTAACACAGAAACACCTACAATTATAATTGTGCCAATGTTAATGCACCAGATCCTTGTGCCGCAAACGAAGCCTCTACCATACCATCAACTGATGATGTGATTGAGAAACTTGTTATGATGCAAGATCCAGAAAATTTAGTGTTGGCAGGTGTTTCAGATGCACCGTCACCTGATGGATATACTTCAAAAGTTGCCAGTGTTTCATCACCTGTTTTTGAAACTAATTCGTCGATCTTTGCTTGAACTGTGTCTGCTCCGTCAAAAAATACATCGCCTGAGATAGTAAAAGTGTGCATACCTGGTAGGTATGTTCTCACATTACCATTACCCATTGTTGAGTTTTCAACTGTGTCTTGAGTTTGTTCGATGGTGAAATTTCTTAAATTACCGATTGCTGTCATTGATAATGAATCGCCACTATCAGCAAATTTGATTTGACCATCATGTCCTGTAAATGTTGCCATTATTCATTCTCCTGATTTTCTATGTCATGGTCCTGATTTATTGGATTACCATCATCGATTGTTTCAATTGGTAAAACATCTGCTTCAGCCTCGACCTTGACTTTTTTAGGCTTACCAGATTTTTTATGGCCACTGTTGGTTGTAAAAACCACTGAAGCTGTGTCTGTGTTTGTCCATGTCCAGCCTTCTTCAGCAACCATTTTGCTTGCCTGTGCATAATCACAAACAAATTCTTTTCCGTGTTTGTATATAATTCTCTTTGCCATAATTATACAGTTCCTTTAGTGTATTTATATAATACTGAATATGTTATATTGACCTGCCCCACAGGAAATATAGTGCCATCATCCACTGTGACTCTGGTAACAAAACTGTTCAGTGCCTGTGAATTTCTCTGTCTGTCTTTTTCTAGTTCTTCACAGATGGCTTCTACCAATTCATTTCTTTTGGTGTCAATGTTGTTGTTGGCTGATGTTGCAGATGACTCCGCATACACATATCCAATGATTGTGTATTCAATTTCACCTGTTCTCAAACCTGCTGTGCCTTGTGTGATATCTTCTCTCACTTCTTCTGTGGTTCTTACAAATATAGCAGGGTATTGTGTGTTGGCTAGATCTGAAGTTTGAAGTGGATTACGAGTGACAATCACCGGAGCTGGTGTCACAATGCCTTGAAGTGTTTGCACAATGTCTTGTGCTATGGATTCTCTCACTGACATGTTATCTTACCAATCTGTTGAAATGCACCGGTTGTTTTTCAGAGTTTTCAACTGTGCCATCATTGTCAAAGTCATATTCGACTCCATCTGCCAGCACATCATTGATCTCTTCTAGATATCTGCTCTTGTAGAAATCAATCATGGATGCAAATTTGTCATCTTGATGTTGTGTGAGTTTGGGCAGAATATAATAAGCCAGTACATGAAACACAGCTGATCTTTTGAACTGTTCAGCATTCAATTTGGTTGTATCCATTTCCAGACCCTCATATGCAAAGTATGATCTGGTATTACCTGAAGTGCCTCTCACTCTGGCCCACCAGTTGATTCTCAAATATCTCTGAATATCTGCTGTGGTTTTGGTATGTTCCTGTGAAAAATCAATGACACCAAAGTCTTTGATTCTTGGTTCATACTCTAACACATCTGAATCTGTTGCAAAATTGCTCATGTTGATCTCCTGTTGTTATATTGGGGCAATGTTGCCACTGCCCCAAAATATATGTTGTTTCTTTATCCAAATTAGCCTTGGATTGAAGAATCAAACTCAAGTTCAACACCATATGTGTCTTGTAGCTCTGCTACACCATATGTTGCTACACCTACGATCTCAGTTGCTCTTGCTGATGCATCTCTTTGAGTTTCGATTTTGATATCGCCGCTCATTGCCATTGCTAAAGCATCTCTGTGGAATACTGCACCTTTGTAATCACCAGTTGTGCCTGGGAAGTTACCTGATGAGTCTGCCATGTTTGATGTTTCAAACACTGGAACACCTGCCAACATACCTACAAAGCCTGATCTTAATGCTTCGTTACCAAGATCGCTAGCCGGAGCCGCGAATGTTGATGTGATAGTTGATTTAAGGTCGTGTGCCACTAGCGGGTGTAATACCAATGCTAGGTCACTTGGTGGAACTGCATTTGCTCTTAATTTTGCTACAGCTTCGAATACTAATGCCGCTGTTGCCGCCGTTGAAGCTGAACCTACTGTAGTTGAAAAACCACCAAACAATGCTGTTAGGTCTTTGTCGATTTGTGTTGCGATTGCTTCACCAAACAATCTTCCTACATCTGCAATAACATTTGATTCAGAATGATTTAATGCTAGGTCTGATACATTAGTCATTAAACCAACTTCTCTCAATGTGATATCAACTTTTGATGTTGAGATTGCTGATGGTGTTAGGTCGTCAGCTTCTGTTAATACAGCCGCTGTCTGTGTTGGGTAGATTGGAACCTGTAAAACTTTTCCAGAATTTGCTGGAACATTAAATTGTTTTACAAGACCTCTCATGATAGATTTCTCTGCCGCTACAAATTGTGCTTCTGCTACGATTGGAGCGATCAGATCATCTAGTGTACTTGTAGTTGATTTGATTTCGTTTGCCATTTTATTGGTCTCCTGTTAAGTTTGTATAATTGGACATTATGCAGAAATACCTTTGTCTTTACGATAGGCCGCATACAGCTTTCTATGATCAGGATTTCTCATGTCCAGTTTTGTTATATCAAGACTTTTACTCGCTCCAGCATCGCCAATTTTTGATGTTGTTCCTGCACCTGATGGTGTAGCACTCACAAAATGTGGATTCGCTGTTAAAAATTCTTGCACCAAACTGTCTACAGATAAATGCTCTCCAGCATCATTGTATCTTGTTTGGCCAGTTTTGGGATCAACTATTTCGACATCTCCTGCATCGTTGAGTTTGACTTGTGATCTCAAAAGTGTTGCTACCTGTTGTGGGTTCACTGCTTTGTTTCTTGAAGCTGTGTCAAGTAATGCACCATCAATCTTGATAGTTCTTACCTGTCCTAGTAGAGCATCAATCTGGGAGTCTTTTTTCTCCACAGTTTCTTTCAAAATCTTTTCAAACTCGCCTTTGGCTTTGAGTTTGTCTTGTTGTTCCTTCTCTGCCTTTTGAACTAGTTCGCTGTATTGCTCTAGATCTACACCTTCATACTTTTTCTCGTATTTTCGTCTTTCTCTAGATACTCTGTCAGCAACAACTTTGTCCAAGTCTGCCTGTGTAAAAGTTTTTCCTGTGTCTTCAGTTGGTGTTTCAACTGGAGCTTCAGTGGGCTCAGTGTTTTGTGTTGTGTTTTCCAATTCACTCATTGTATGACCTTCCTTTATAGTTTTAAGTCTAACTATCCAGCTTTTTTGCTGTATTAGTGTTATTTATTTGTTTTGCAAGAGCTCGTTCAAGTCTAATCTTCTTCAACTGTGCTCTGTCTTGCTGTATTACCACTGGTATTACAGTTTGGTTGTTGAGTCCTTTTGTGTAGTCAGGATGACTAAAAAAGTACTCACAGTTCCTTGACTCTATGTTCAATT